ATCGAAAGCGAAAAGCAAACTATAGGAATTGCAGGAACCACAGGTGGTGCAACTCCCTTTAGAAATTTTGAAAATCCCTCTGCCACAGTCGGTTATCAGATTAAAAGAGACTTAATTAGTTCCAACGAAGATGATACACTGAAAGATCCTTCTTTTGGTTTTTATAACTTTAACTCCCCCGGTGCTGATCGGTATAAAGTTAGTCTTGAACTATCACAAAAAGAAATAAGTGGCGAAGGTGCAACTTTTGATAGTGAAGACTATTTTGAACTACTACAGGTAATCAACGGAGAAACTACAAAGCAAGTTAGATATACAGACTACGCTATTTTTGAAGATACCTTGGC